TTGGGACATGCCAAAGGGGGGAGGAGATGATAAGTTTCATTGACAGCGCTTGCGCTGCTTCAGACGGAGTCTGAACACACCAGAGTCACAGAGAAGCCTTTGTACAAAGTTATTTGTAGCGCCATAGTATAGTATTACCTATGGCGACTTCTGGGAGTTCTACCTCTGGGAGATTGAATATAAGTACGAGATCAGCGAGATGGACTTTGAATAATTATTCATCGGAAGATGTAGAACGACTGAGGAAGTATGCTGTTAATTGCCGATACATGGTGTTTGGCTATGAGATTGCTCCGACAACGGGCACCCCGCATCTGCAGGGGTACTTCTCATGGGATAACAAACGATCATGGGATAAGGTCAAAGGCCTTATATCGCCGTCACTCTCTTTAAGGACCTGTGAGGCTTCACCACAAGAAAATAGGAACTATTGTGTGAAAGCCGAATCCAAAGACCCTTTAAAAAACCCGAATTATGAGGAGTTTGGGGTCTGTCCGATACAAGGAGAGAGAACCGACTGGCGCGTAGCGGTGGAACAAATACAAAATGGTGTAGATATAGAGGAAGTGGTTGAAAATCAACCCCAACTTCTCCCGGCTATCCGGTCTCTACAAACTTTTAAGTCTTTAACATTAAAACCTAAACATAGGGATGTTAAAGTATTCATTTTATATGGTGGTGCAGGAACTGGAAAGACACGGTGGGCGTATGATAATTACCCCGATTTATACAGTAAATCACGTGGAGAGTGGTGGGACGGATATTCCGGGCAAACAGCTATTCTCTTAGATGATTATTATGGTTATCTAAGTTATTCCGAACTGCTTAGAGTTTTAGACCGATACCCGTATCACGCACCCGTGAAAGGTTCCTATGTATGGGCTCAATGGGAAACCGTGATTTTTACCTCTAACAAGCATCCGAGCGAGTGGTATAGACAAGGACTAACTCCGGCTCTTGCGAGGCGAATTCACGAAATTCGGTTAGTTGAATAAAAATAAAATCTATAAGTATATGGCGAAGGGAAAGCGAGGTGCAGGGCGTGGAAAACGCGTTGGCAAAGCACGAGCAAAGCGTACTTCAGTACGCAATGTAAAAGATTATGCATCCTTGTCTGTGAATCGCACTTATGCTGTCGGTTCTCCTGCGGCCCCTCCGGTGGCCAATGTTTTATATTCGTTAATGAATACGACTTTAGATCAATTTAGCAGAGCAGTCCAAGTAGCACAGGGTTATCAATTTTATCGTATAAAAAATATAGCCTTACGGGTAAAACCTCAGTTTGATACATATGCGTTTAACCAGAATGGTGGTGCTACCCCGACAGGGTATGGCAAACCTAAGTTGTATTATATGTTTGATAAGTCTGGGTCTATCCCAACAAATATCTCTTTTGAGGGGCTAAAACAAATGGGTGCTCGTCCCCATAATTTAGATGAGAAGTCCTTTACTATTGCATGGACTCCATCAGTTTTAGTGAGTGCTATGACAGCAGGAGGTGGCGCTCCGACATCCCAACCTGGCGCTTACAAGGTTGGACAATGGTTGAATACAAATAATAATACGATTAATCCCGGTGTCTGGAATCCTAATTCCATTGACCATTTGGGTGTTTATTGGTTTGTAGAATCCACATCTTACGGTGGAACAGGGGGTCTTCCATACGCTTTGGATGTAGAAGTTCAGTTTGAATTTAAGAAGCCTTTATGGGCTGCTCTTTCTAACACCGAAGCAGTATCGGCTCACCCGGCCGTATTAGATGCGTCTCCTGATGGTATTGAAGGGGGTCCCGATGGGTTACCTGCAATGCATGACATTTCTGGGCACTAGTACAAAGTTTAGTGGTAATTCGCTGCTGTCGCAGACAAGCAACCTTTACTTTAGAAATGGGCTAGTTCTTTGGGGGCGGCCTATCGGCCACACCCTTTGGGACATGCCAAAGGGGGGAGGAGATGATAAGTTTCATTGACAGCGCTTGCGCTGCTTCAGACGGAGTCTGAACACACCAGAGTCACAGAGAAGCCTTTGTACAAAGTTATTTGTAGCG